TTTATCCTGTCCTTTGCTGGGTGTGTAATTTATAACAGGAATGCCCATCTTTCGCAACTCGTAAGTTAGAGGTAGACCAGATGCCTTAGACTCGATAATAACCGTCTCAGGATTCCAATATCTATATTGTTCTAATGCTTCTTTACGTAGTTCTGGGAACTCTAATCTATCCTTAAATGCATCTAATAGTATTAGATTTGCAGGGCTATCATCATCTGGATAGAACACACCCCATGTTGTTATCGCACTGTAATCAGCTGTCTCTTTTTTTAAAAATGCAGTATCGTATGATTGTATCACATGCTGCAAGGGTGGGATATAGCCCTTGTCCCAAACCCTCCACCACTCACGTTTGATTAGTGATCCTTCCTCTGCTGTAGGATTTTGCATCCACTGCGCGTTCCATTTACCTAAACTCAACGACGCCTTTACACCCTCTAGTTCCTCCAGCTTCCAATATTGTGGCCACACTGGTTTGTTAGAAGGTAAAATTGCAGGGAACTCTATTACCTCCCATTGATCTGATTTTAATTCTTTTTGTGAACGAAGTAACATACCGGTCAGATCTTTCATGTTCCATCTAGTCATAACAACTACTATTGCTCCACCTGGCTGTAAACGCTGACGTGGTCCTGATGTATACCACTCGTAGGCTCTCTCCAAGGCGGTGACATTCAATGCATCCTGTTCAGAGTGTGGGTCATCGATAATCAGTAGATCCGCTCCACGGCCCGTTATCGCCGATCCCAC